CATTGCAGTATTTTGTCTTTGGGCAGATTGTGCTTCATATCGAAGTATATATCTTCAATATTGAAGAAGTAATCCGATAGGCATATAATGCCTCCCCCTACATCGTAATTGTCAAATTCAAATTGTAGTTCTTGCTTGTGGCAAAACTCCTTGATGAGGTTGCGCGCTGCGTACTCGAATAACTCGACTGCTTCTTGTTCTTGTGGTGATTGTTTTTTCATTGTTCTATATTTTTTCTAAATTTTTTATATTTACTACAACTGTAAATCCACAAACTTCCACATTGTAACTTAGAGATTCATAACTAATGTAAGCAATACTAATAATTATACCCTCCTTATTCAGATTGATTATTCTTACTTTATCACCTTTTTCAAAGTAAATACTTCTATCTTTTTTTTGTTTCATTGTTCTTTATACTTTTCGTTAATAACATCTAAGTGCTGATATATCATTTCTGATAGGTCGTTAGAGTACGACTCAAAGGCGTCTAATAGTACTTTGTCGTCTTTCATTGTCTTTTTGAATTGGACAACCGCCTCGCCGCTGAAGTGTTTTAATCTACGAAAGGCGAGTTTGAATTCTCTGCTGAATTTTTTATCATCAATTCCGTGCATTAGTTCGTTGAGGCTATCAGCATATGATAGGGCAAGGATTGCGTAATGGGCTGTCTTTTCACGCTTGAGTACGGGCATTACGACGGCTTTGTCGTGCTCGGCAATTGCGATATTCATTAGGGTTCGTGCTTCTTGTGGGGTAACTTGCAAGCCCCTTACACGGAGTTCTGTTATAAATCTGTTGTTGTTCATTTTTGGGTGTTTTTGTGTTCGATTAGTGTTCGCTTAGTGTTCGCCTTGTGTTCGGTGCGAGCCGCACTGGCAATTAGTGTTCGGTTTAAAATGGTACATCGTCTTCAGACTCTTTTTTTGCAAATGCTTCATTAGGCGATGCGGTGGGTATTGCGTTATTGCTGCGCTCTTGTGTGGGCGTTCTTGGTATGTTGTACGTTGGTTTTGCCATTGTGCCTGTAAATTCATCATAAGGATAAATCGTGAAGTCGCTGCTATCTACCATAAACTTAAAGGCTTCAAACGGGTAGCCTCGTGTGTATTGCGGTAGTACTTCTACTATATCCTTATTGTTTTCGTCTGGCTTGAGCAAAAAGACTGTTTCTGCTTTCTTGGTAACGGCACTCCCTAAGTGTCCGGTGGCTTTTGTTACTCCGTAGGCTACGTGGATAATCGTGCAGATATGTATCTTATACTGGTCTGCCCACTTGATGAGTTTATGTACGATTTGGTTACTCCATTCGAGGTTATTTACATCGTTCATTAGGTCGGCGATACCATCAATAAAAACCATTTTCATTTTCCCTTTGTAGCGCTCTAAAACCTTGTCGATGAATGCGACACGCTCTTCTGCGGTGAGGTGGCATATTTTGAAGGTTAGGTACTGGGGATATATAGCACCTACTACTTCGGCAACGCCTTTAAAAGTCCGCTGGGCGTAGTAGTCGGATTGCTCTGTATCAAAGTCTAATACATACTCATCACTTTTGCGATGGGTGCGTAGTAGGGGAAAGCGATAGGCTGCATTTCCGCCGATGTAGGTAGCGCAAAGTTGCGTTTTAAAGAGTGTTTTCTTACTCTTACTTGGTGCGGCTATTACGCTGAAACTGCCTGCTGTCATTACTGTTGTAGGGTAGTAATTGCCTTTGTACTGATGCTCTCCGATGCTGATAAGTGTTTCGGGCGGTGGGAGGGGTTTATCGAGGGGTATGTATGCTTTTTCGTACTCGCGGGCGAACCATAAATCATCGAATGGCGAAAGCTCTACACCGTCCTCAATTTCTTGTACTTTTAGCGACATAATAGCGATAATTTAGTGATTTCGGATTTGATAAAATACTCTATATCTTCACGTTTGTACTCTTTTTGCAAGACGACAATGCAGTCTGCCATTCGCTCTTTGACGATGTTGTTTTTTGCCTCTACAATGCGGGATATATCTTGTGAGCGATACTCGTCTTTTAGGCTTGTGGTTTGCTCTGCTGGTGTTTTGTTTGCTTCGGCTATTCTGTTAGCCTCTCTTAGGGCTTCGTTATAGTCTTTATAAGCGGTTTCGTATCGCATCATCTTAGTATTTTCGGCTATATCGTCTATCCACCATTCGAGGGGTTTTTGAACGATTTGGTGCAGGTGTGCTAATATGCCGCTGGCTGTTATTTTTTCGTCTTTTTCTTTGGCGAATAAGTAGCGATTTAGGAATACAAAGCAGAATAACCTTGAGAGTAATGGGTACTTTTCTGTCTGATATTCTTGTGTTGCATTGATAAACTTCAGTACGGAGTTAAACGCTTCTTTATCATCAGCATTTCCTTTTCGTTTGGCGAGGTATGCGAGCCTTCGCATAGCGATGTCTAAGTCGATTGTGTTTTTGCTCATTTTTGTAAGTTTTTAGTTGTTAGTTACATTCTACAAGTCGCCTACATTGCGTACTACTCCTTTTTTGCTGCTTTTTTGTCCTTTCTGCGGGCTTTCGTTGTAGAGTTGGGTATTTGTTAGTCCCGCATTGTAAAACTTGCTAAAATGGTCTGTTTCTAACATTTTGTCAGGCGATAGGGTGAACTGTGGGTAAATTTCTTTCTGAATGAAAACGCCTTTAATGGCTAAATCAATCTCCCGCTGGGTGTATGTTTTAGCAACCTCGATGAGGTTTAACTTAGTCTGCCCAAGTATGGCGACTTTGCCAATTACTCCTGCTTTGTAATGTTTTTTAGCATCATTCCAACGTTTGGCTAACCAAGCCTCGAGTGCTGGTAAGTTTCCTTTGAAGTCTTCGTAAGCTGTTAAGGTCGATTTTTCGGCTTGAGGATTTTCTTCGTGCGCACTCGCTTGTTTGTTTGTTTGTTGAAATAAATCATTTACATTATCATTTACATTTACATTAAGGGGGCATTTGCTTTTTTTGCTTTTTTCAAAAACCAATTGGTTTTTTTGCTTTTCTTTGCTTTCTTCTAATTCATTGGTTTTCAGTGGTCTGCCTCCTTTTGCTCCTGCTTCTTTTCTTTTTTCTTTGATTGATACATACTTTTGTGTATCCCTATCAATCGTTTGCTTTACAAATCCGAATGCTACTTTTGCAAGTGGTTTTAGTTCAATCAAGTTACCATATATGGCATATTCCGTAATAGCCTGATAAACTTCCAACTGAACCTCACTTGGCAAATCCCGAATAACATTCAACCAATCTTTGTAAAAAACAAATGTTTCTCTTTCCATAGTGTAGGTGTTAAAAAAACTCCCCTTGCCCTTAACTTGCTATTTGTACAATGGCACGCCAAATAATAACGCTCGCCAAAGACAAGAGGAGACAAATGAATGATGTATTTAGAATAACGTTGTTTGATTGAGGTCGTCAATCATTCGTTGTAAGTTTCTCTGCATCTGATTGTAATATGAGGGCTTTAACTCTATCCCTATGAAATTGCGTTTTAGTCTCAAACTTTCGTGCCCTTCGCTGCCTATACCTCCAAACGGACTTAATACGGTTTCGCCTTCATTGCTCCACAAATGCAAACAACGCCTAATGGTTTCTAATTGTAATGGGCAAATATGCTTTTCGTCCTTCTCATCACGTGCGCTGGTGTATTGTAAAGTATCGGAATAATTGATGTCATACCACACGGGCTCAGCGTATTTTTGCCATAAACTTACGGGTAGGTAATTCTCTTTTTTCTCATCTGTTACTTGGTGTGTGATTGGCACTAAGTTATCGCCTGCATTGCGAAATACTAAGATGTAATCGGGTATTCCTGTGCGTGACATACTGCTGTCTTTTAAGATTGTTTTATGAAGCAATCCGATAGACTTGGTACGAGTTACTTCTACTACTGGGCTTTTCCAAATCGTTACCCTATCGTGGTAAATAAAACCCTCTTTTTGGAAAGACTGAATGAGCATCCCTGAAAAGTCTTTGAGCCCTATATATCCGTCTTTGCCTTTCATTGCGGGCAAATCCATACAATGTACGGCTACCAATCGCCCGCTTTTTACTACCCTTGCCAACTCTTTCACAAGAAATTGAAAATGTACAAAGAACTCATCGTAATCCTTGCAGTTGCCCATATCACGAATATCGTCTGAATAAACGTATAATTCGGCAAATGGGGGACTGAATATTGAGAAATCTATACTATCGGTAGGGAGTTTAGCCACTTCCTCTACGCAATCGCCGTGTATGGCTCTGAATGTAGGTGTTTGCATATTTCTTGGTTTTTAATCATTAGTTCTTGCATTTGTTTGAATTGTATTTCCTTTTCTCTTATTGTGCTCATAACGTTCTGCATTGTATCGGTAGTGATGATATTCACCGTTACATCGCCTTTCTTTCCAAAACGGTGCGAACGCCTTACTGCTTGGTAAAAGCCCTCAAAGGAGAAGTCAGGGCTCATAAAGGTTTGATGCAGGCAGTGCTGAAAGTTTAGTCCGTATTTTGCTATCTGCGGCTTAGTAACCAAAACTCTGTATTTGCCGTCTACAAAGTCTAACAGCTTTTGTGCTTTATCCTCTGGGGTATCGCTTCCTGATACTTCTACCGCCCCACGAATACCTGAGGTTACCTCCTTGCTTTCATCGTTGTGTTTTACCCATACGATATGAGGCTCATTATCGGCATTAGCAATCTCAATAGCCTTTTCAATACGCTCTTCTTTGGTACGCCTTAACTCCTTATTAAAGTCAGTAGCCGATACTGCCATATTAGGGAACAACAAACCATTGCTAAAATCGTTTTGTGTGGTGATTTGGTGCTCCTTGTAAATCACCTCTGATAAGTCATACCCTTGCATTGGGTAACCTATATCAGCAGGATTGGTAAGCATTACCGCCCAACTTGATATGAACTGATAGAACTTCTCTACTGCGTGCCCTTTTAGTCGCCATTTGCTTGTGTGGTCTTGGTCGTTGATAAAGTAGGTAGCGAGCATTCCTAACCTACTTTGATAACCTAAAAACTCCGAGTGATTAGCCAGCTCCATAGGGTCGTTTGGCGAAGGGGTAGCTGTAAAAGCAAACTTGTAAGGGGTATTGTGAAAGTACTCAAAAAGTTGCTTTTTTATCTGCCCCTCAAAGTTCTTCATTATAGAACTTTCATCTACGATTAGCCCCTCATATTCTTGCGGATTGATGTTGTGCAAATTCTCAAAGTTGGTAATCGTTACTTTGTCGAGGTCAAAACCGAACTTTTCTGCTTCTCTTTTGGTCTGTGCTACCACCACCAAAGGAGCAATGATAAGTACAGGCTTATTGGTGTGTCTTACGATTTGACTCGCTGTTTCCAGCTGCATTACCGTCTTCCCCAGTCCGCAATCAGCAAATACAGCGTGTTTGCCTTTGAGAATGTTTTTGGCAACAATATGCTGCTGAAAAGGGAATAGTTTAGGGTTCATCGGCAGTGGTGCAAAGCCTTTATGCTCCTTTGCTTTTTGTTTTAATCGCAAAAACTCTTGATACTCATTCATTTTGATTTGAAATTAGAGATTTGATAAAGATTGCCGCGCGCTCAATCTCCTTCAAATCGGTTATACAAATTAGACGGCTTTTTAGCCATTTGGTAGTGGTTGTTTATTAGGTAGTTATGCTGTTTTTGGTCGTTTTTCAGTCGTTTTTCGGTCGTTTTTTGGACGGGTTTTGGACGGGTTTTGGACGGGTTTTGGACGGGTTTTAGACATTTGGTTACGTAAACTTTGCCCCCGCTCACGGCTCGAACGTGAGTGCTTGCCTATCGGGGTACACAATGGTACATTACAACGTTTCTTATTTTACTTTAAAACTTGCTTATTTATATCTTCACTTTGATATTCAGTGCTTTACAACTTGTTTTTATTCTTGCTTAACGAGGGGTGAAAATTGGTTATTTTTCTCTTTTCCTATAAAACCAATATTTCAGGTAACCAATCCTAAATATTAAGTTCAGTTTTTTATCGTCAATAGGTGTTGCTGAAAGGTTATTACTCGCTTCTTTGTGCTTCCTCAATCGCCAACGTTCTGATAGTTCAGCATTATATTCAGCAACCATTATTCCTGCTTGTTCAGGTACTAAATCCTTGATTTTATCTAAGATATAGTAAGGGACGGCATAATAAAACTGCTTGATATTGCCCTCGTGATTGTGTTTCTTCTTGAAATCAGCTTTAAAATCACTTACAGATACCTTTATTTCAACTTCTCTGAGGAAATAGTTCTTAGTAACCATTAGCATATCACACTCGTGGGTAACGATATTTTCACTTCTATATCCTAAACGTTTAGTATTATCATCATACCTTACAGCATTGAGCCGTGAGAATTTAGGAACGATTACAAGGCTTGACTTTTCAAAGTAATTGTATATCAATAGCTCCATTTGCGCAGTGGTTATAGTTTCTTTCATTGTTTATTCCTCATTATCAGGTTCAGGCAAATCAAGATTGAAATTATCCATACACATCTGCCTTACTTGTTGTTTAAACTCCTTCTCCCATTCATAAGTGCTTAACTTGGTGCTACTCACTGGCACTCGTTGTATCTCACCAGTAGCAGGATTAGGACGCTCTTCATAATTACACAAGGCTTTCAGTACATTATGAACCTCATTAGGAGGGTAAAACTCGCCCCAAGTATCATTGATAGCCTGCTGAATGATTGGTATCCAAACACCCCAATAGAAAGCATTTTGCTGTACGCTTCTTTTTTTGCTTCGCCTCTCAATGGTGATATTGATATTCGTATCCTCAAATGAAGCTATAGCGTTTTGTATAAGATTGCGATTTTGCACCAATTTGCCGTTCTTAACATTACTCGGAATGGTTATCTTTTTCATTGTTATCGTCTTTGAAAGCAAGACAGGACTTGAACCTGCTACTATCCAGATTGATACTTGCTTTTTGGGTTACTAATTACCAAATATTACTAGCGTTATGCCATATTTAATGGAGGATTGTCATCATCATCTTCTTCATATTCACAGTCTCTAATGGATCGACAGAGTAATATAGCTATTACTATGGTACAAGCAGCTTTGGCATATTCCCTTTGAATTATCAAGCAAAGGAGGTTAAGGAGGTCAAGGACTAACACCACGACAATCATTACTTTTGTCATAATTACATTTCCTCTTTAATTAACCATTCTTTAAACCCTTCTTTGCCCTTAGAAAATCCTTTATATATTTTCTTTGTTAAGGGTGATTTAGCTACATCAATCAAAGGAAATAACCTACAAACGATTTCTTTAAAACTACCAAAATCAATTTCAATATCTGCGCTTACAAAAGCATCATAGAAATAATCCTCATCAATTTTTTCTTCATCTTCGGTATCTTTTCCTAAAATAGTTAAGCCCAATATATAGACCTCATAACTATCTAATTCTGTTCTTTTTATTTTTCTCATTATAATAAAATTTTACGTTACTAATACGGTACACCGTCCCCTTGTGCGGGTGCTTGTCCGTACGGGTTAAACATTTGTCCCTGCTGATATTGTGGTTGCCCTTGTTGTGGTGGGTACGCTTGTGCTTGTCGAGGAGGTGCGTAACCTTGTGTAGGTTGCTGGTAACCTTGGGGGGCTTGCTGGTATTGATGTTGCGCTACATTCGTGGTTTGAATGAGTTCTATTTTCCAACCTAATACCGTATTGAAGTACTTAACCTCACCTTGCGGACTTGTCCATTCTCTTCCTTGCAGGTTAAAATGTATCTTAACTATTTGCCCCACTTGCAAGTTATCTAACAATGCGCACTTGCTCTGTGTGAACTGAATGATAATATCATTAGGGTATTGCTCCTCCGTTGTGATAACTAAATCACGCTTCTGAAATCCATTCGCCCCTACTGTTTCGGGGGCAAATATTTGTTTAATTCGTCCTTGTATTTCCATTATTATTGTTGTTGTTGTTTTTAATATAGGGGGTAGCAATAGGAGTTACTACCCCCTACAAAATTATTGATACATAGCTACTAAATTCTTTGAATTTCTATAAACAAACTTACCATCTTCAGTTACTTCGCTAACGTGATAAGTGAGTCCTTGTACACTATCAGGTTCTTCATCTTCAAGATAGTCAAACGGACTTTCTTCAAAAATATCCATCGCTTCTTCATAGCTTTCTGCTTCTACAATAGCCGTGTAAGTACTTTCTTCCACGTGCTCAAATTTAATTACGTACTTTTTCATTTTCTTAAAAAAGTCGCTACTAAAACGCTTAGGTGCGAAAACCTCACGACTGCTGGTTTTACTATAATGATTTCCATACTATCCGTTAAGATAGTCCTTGTGTTCACTCGTGTTTATAAAAACTTCGACTTTTATGCAGTTCCAATACTTCACTGCTTTCTTTTCTGTTTGCCTCAATAAACGCCCTTGCTTGCTGTATGCTAAGGTGTGTATTGATGTTTCCGTATGCGTGCGTATATTCGCCCTTTGCGTGCGCTTCTTCAATTGCCTGCTGTATGTACTCCTCGCAGTAGTTATGCTCAATAGCATAGAGGTCGTAACCTTTAGCGGTGATACCCTCCAAGTGTACCGTATCAGTAGCGTGGAATATCTTTTGCCCGTTGTTAAGGAATATTCGCCAACCTACATTTGGCACGTCGTGATACAGCTTCACTGGCGATATTTTGAACGCCCCATAATCGTATAACTTACCTACTTGCAGTACATCAATATTGTTAAGCCCTTCCAACCGCTCCAAGAGAAAATCAGCACAAGCAATGCGCAATGTAGGTCGCTCGGCTTGTAATCGTTGTAAGGTTCGCAATTTTAAATGGTCGCCGTGCTGGTGTGTAAGAAGTAC